GGACCATGGGAAACAGGGATGTAAGTATTGTTTTCAAGGCGAGCGACAAATTATCTGATTCGCTGCGCCAGATGCGGAAGGGTGTAAAAAGCCTTGAAACTGATGTTGAGCATTACAAAAAGCTGCAGCAGCGGGTATTTGAGGAAAAGGCGCAGGTGAAGCTTGACATCACGCAGGCGAAGCAGAACATGAAGGAGCTGGAAAAAGCAGTCAGAAACGGCTCTGAGGGTGCCAGAGACGCTTTTCTGGAACAGCAAACAGCTTTGGAAAGCTTAAACGATGAATATAAGCGGCTGAGCAATTTGCAGAGTGAGGTGCTGCGTGGAGAAAAAGAAATTCAAACCACAATGTCAAGAAACAGCAATGCAAATGCGGGTTCCGGTGTAGGTGCAGGGTTGATGGGTGCCGCCGGCATGATGAAATCCTTAGCAAAGGCAGGGCTTGGAAGTATGCTCGGCGGAGCAGTCGGAGATCTGATGGGAGGAATGGCTACATCTGCCTTTGGTTCTACGGTTGGTGGTGCTATTGGCAGCATTGGCGGCAATGCACTTTCCGGTGCGGCAATGGGGAGTATTGCGGGCCCGATTGGTACGGCGGTTGGTGCAGCGGTCGGCGGATTGACAGGTGCAATCAAGAGTCTGTCAGACCATCAAAATCAGATGGATAGTCTGTATCGGCAGGAGGTACAGAGTTTATACAATGATAGTATTACAGATATGGAGAACCGTATCAGCAATGGGAGTAGTATTGCGGCGGAACGGGAAATGTATCAGCGAGGGTTTGAAACTACGTTAGGCAAAGAGGCGGGTGATAAGCTATACGCTGATATTAAAGAATTTGGTGACAAAACGGCTTACGATACCACGACTATGCTGGGCAAAGGGAAAGAGATGCTTGCCTATGGTATTGAAGGTAAGAATGTCATGGAATTGATGGGTATTATTGGTGATATTGCAGGGGGGAATACTAACAATTTTTCTGGTTTATCCTATGCGATTTCCCAGAGTTTAGCCGCAGGAAAGCTGAATGCACAGGATAAAAACCAGATGGTCAACTATGGTTTAAATCCGTTAGAATTTGTTGCAAAAGACCAAGGTATTTCGGTAGCAGAAGCAACAAAGCTGATGAGTGATGGCAAAATCACAGCTGATATGTTAATGGATGCCATGAGGCTTGCGGTCAGCGAAGGAGAACGATTTTTTAATGGAACGAATGCTTTAAGCGATACTTATGAAGCCATGTCTGGACAGTTAGAAAGTGCATGGAATAACTTAGAGGCAGCGGCAGGCGAAAAATATAATGCAGTCCGGAAGGATGGCATGACAAAAGAAATTGAAACACTTACTGGCGAAAATGCCGATAAAATGAAAAAAGCCTATGAAATGGTCGGGGCGTATGAAGCGGAAATGGAGAACCGGCATCAACAGAATATCATAAACTCCATGGAAAATGCTGCAAAATTGATTGAAGAACAGGGCTTAACCGACATTGAAGCGGAAAAGGTCATGTGGGAGGCAAAGACGCAGGCGGAAATTGATTACAAAAACAGCGAAGAATATCAGAAGAAATTGCAGGCAGAGAAATCATTGGTAGCAAATATACAATCTTCACTGACAGAAAGCGGTGAATATGTAAAATTCGGACAGGCAATGGCAGACCAGTTCTCCAAAGGCTGGCAGAGCGGAAGACTAAGCAATGCCACAAGCGACGTGAGGGCGCAAATCAGCAAGGAAGGCGTGTCTGGATATATCAACAGCATTTTTGCAAATGCCTATAAGGGAACACCCGGCGGTGTCAGCAGTAGCAGAAAACACGCCGCAGG